GTTTCCCAGTCACGATCTAACAGGTATGATTTTTATTTTCCTGCTTTCGCTATGCTTGGCGAAAGAGCTGTTTTGAATAAGGAAATTTATGCTGATGGTTCTGCTAATGATAATGGTGTTTTTGGTTATCAAGAGGCTTGGGCTGAGTATAGATATAAGCCTTCTATGATTACTGGTTTTTTCCGTTCTACTAATCCTACTCCTTTAGATGCTTGGCATCTTGCTCAAAGATTTACTACTTTGCCTACTTTAAATGCTTCTTTTATTCAAGAAACACCTCCACTTTCTCGTGTTCTTGCTGTTGGAGCTGCTGCGGATGGTAAGCAGTTTATTTTTGATTCTGTTTTTTCTGAGAGGCTTGTTCGTCCTCTTCCTATGTATTCTGTTCCTGGTTTAATTGATCATTTTTAGGTATTTTATGAGTATAGGTGGTTCTCTTTTAGGTGGTTTAGTTTCTGGTGGTTTAAGCTTTATTGGTCAAGATCGTACCAATAAAGCGGCTGCTGGTATTGCTGATCAACAGCGTTTGTTTGAGCTTGAGATGGCTAATACTCAATATCAACGTGGTGTTACTGATTTAAAGGCTGCTGGTTTAAATCCTATGCTTGCTGTTGCTAAGCCTGGTGGTATGCCTCATTATGATCCACCTAATTTTAAGTCTCCTATTTCTACTGCTTCTGAAGCTGGTATTACTAATTTTTCTGCTTTTCAAGCTGCTCAACAGTCTGAAGCTGGTATTACTAATATGGCTTCTCAGACAAAATTAAATGATGCTTTGGTTGCTAAAGCAGCTGCGGATTCTACTTCTGCTCTTGCTACCGCTCGTTATATGGATTCTTTAGCTACTAAGACTACTTCTGGTTCTGCTATGTCTAATATTTTTGGTACTGATATTTCTACTAAGTTTTCTAAACTTTTGAATAGTGCTGTTGATAATGCGGGATCGAAGATTACTTCTATTATTAATGGTATTAGGGCTAATGCTGCTGATACTGTTCGTCGTCTTAATCTTCCTTCTCCTTATATTAAAGGTCCTTTTCCTAGTTCTTATGATAGATAATTTAATTTTGGAGGTGTTTCTATGATTGTTAAGTTGTTTTTAAGGTCTCCTTATAATTACGATCCGTCCTTGGTGTCGGAACAGACTGGCCTTTCTTGCCCTGAGCCCACTCTGGCTCAACAACAGTTTAAAGATGATGGTGATCCTAATGTCATTATGCGCCTTTTTGCTCAGACTGGAGATGTTGGTTTGCTGCAAGTTCGGAATCCTGAGTATGGCGATTTTACAGGCATTAGTGACTATCATACTGCTTTAAATGCTGTTGTAGCTGCGCAAGATAGTTTTAATTCTTTGCCTGCTTCTGTTCGTTCTCGTTTTGAGAATGATCCTGGTAGGCTTATTGATTTTCTTTCTGATCCTTCTAATTCTGATGAGGCTGTTGCTTTAGGTTTAGTTTCTAAGCCTTCTCAGTCTGGTTCTTCTGAAGTTTCTGTTTCTGAGGGTGGTTCTTCAGATGTTTAGACTTATCCACATAAATCCAAACGCATTTCAATATGCTGATTTGGATTTCTTGTGGGTAAGTCTTTGTTCGATTTATCGAACTTTTACTAGCACTAGTTATTACTTGATTAACTAGTGCTAGGTGACAGCAACAAGATTAATTTGTTGTTGTCTTTTTGTTTAACTAATTGGAGGTGTTTTATTATGAGACGTAAATCTGTTTCTTCTAAGTTTAAGTCTGCTCGTTCTTTTAATCGTCGTCTTCACCGCACTAAGAAACCTAATATGTTTCGTGGTGTTATGCGTGGCGGTTATAGATTTTGATAAAAAAACCCCAACTGTAAATTGGGGTTTTTAGAAGGGAAATTTTATCTTATGGTTTGTTATTATCCTATACATGGTTTTATTCGTCAAGATTATTTGACTGGTAAAAGGAAATTTGTTACTTGGCAACGTCAAGATCGTGGTAATCGTTATAGTTATTATGATCAAACTGTTCCTTGTGGTTCTTGTATAGGTTGTAGGCTTCGTAGATCTCGTGATTGGGCTGTTCGTTGTATGCATGAGGCTTCTCTTTATAGTTCTAATTGTTTTCTTACTCTTACTTATGCTCCTGAATTTTTACCTCCTGGAGGTAATTTAGTTTATAGGCATTTTCAGGAGTTCATGAAACGCTTGCGTTTCCATTGTTCTGGAGTAGATATTATATCTACTCCAGAAGGAGACATAAAACCTATTAGGTTTTATGTCGCGGGTGAATATGGTACTGAAGGGCGGAGGCCTCATTTTCATGCTTGTATATTTAATTTTGATTTTTTTGATAAGAAGTATCTCTTTACTTCTCCCTCGGGTAGTCGTTTGTATACTTCCCCTTTTCTCCAAACTTTGTGGCCTTTTGGTTTTTCTTCTATCGGCGATGTTAATTTTAGATCTGCTGGTTATGCTGCTCGTTATATAATGAAGAAGATTACTGGTGATATGGCTGAAGATCATTATGTTTCTTATGATGCTTATACTGGTGAAGTTATTAAACTTGTTCCTGAGTTCAATAAGATGTCTTTGAAGCCTGGGATTGGTAAGTGGTGGCTTGATAAGTATAAAACTGATGTTTTTCCTAATGATTATGTTGTTGTTAATGGTTCGAAAGTAAAGCCTCCTCGCTTTTATGATAATCTTTATAAGGTTTCTGATCCTTTTGGTTGGGAAGGTGTTGAATATGAGAGGTTCATTTATTCCCAAAATTGTGCTAAAGATAATACTGAAGAGAGGTTAATAGTTAAGGAGGCTGTTACTCTTTCTAATGTTTCTCGTTTAGGACGTAAACTTTAATTTAGAGAGGTGTTTTATGCTTAAGTTATTTGTTGTTAGGGATGCTGCTTTAGGTCAGTACTTGAATCCTTTTGTAGCTCCTTCTGTTGGTTTTGCTACAAGATCTTTTTCTGATGAAGTTAATAATTCTTCTTCTCCCTTAAATTCTCATTCTTCTGATTATGAGCTTTTTGAGATTGGTGAGTTTAATCCTAATACTGGTGTTATTTCTCCTCTTTTAGTCCCTCTTTCTGTTGTTAGGGCTAAAGATTTAATAATTCCTTCTTCGAGTGGTAAAATTGTTTCTTTTGGTAATGGTTAGAGGTTTTTATGTTTCGTAATCAATCTGTTTCTCAACATCAATTTTCTATGGTTCCTCGTTCTGAGGTTCCTCGTTCTCGTTTTGATCGTATGTCTGGTCATAAGACTACTTTTGATGCTGGTTTTTTAGTTCCTGTTTATTGTGAAGAAGTTTTGCCTGGTGATTCTATTTCTTTGTCTATGAGTGCTTTTGCTCGTCTTTCTACTCCTATTTTTCCTATTATGGATAATATGTTTTTGGATTCTTTTTTCTTTTTTGTTCCTAATCGTTTGGTTTGGGATAATTGGCAGAAGTTTATGGGTGAGCAATTGAATCCTGGTGATTCTATTTCTTTTATTATTCCTACTTCTACTTCTCCTTCTGGTGGTTATGCTGCCAATTCTTTACATGATTATTTTGGTTTACCTACTTCTGGTCAGGTTTTACCTGGAAATACTATTTCTCATTCTGTTTTGCCTTTGCGTGCTTATAATTTGATTTGGAATGAGTGGTTTCGTGATGAGAATCTTCAAAATTCTGTTACTGTTTCTACTGGTGATGGTCCAGATCCCTCTACTAATTATGCTTTGTTACGTAGAGGTAAGAGGCATGATTATTTTACTTCTTGTTTACCTTGGCCTCAGAAGGGTAATACTGCTGTTACTTTACCTTTAGGTACTTCTGCTCCTGTTCTTACTAATCTTCAGGTTCCTACTGTTAATTTGCCTGGTAGTGGTATTACTAATAGAACTTTAGTTGGAACTGCAACTACTAATACTGTTGCTCTTTCTGGTGCTGCTGTTCCTATTACTAATACAATTACGTGGGGTGATCAAACTGGAATGTTTGCTGATCTTTCTGAGGCTACAGCGGCTACTATTAATTCTATACGTCTTGCTTTTCAGACTCAACGTTTATTAGAAAGGGATGCTCGTGGTGGTACTAGATATACTGAGATATTGCATTCTCATTTTGGTGTTATTTCTCCGGATGCTCGTTTGCAACGTCCTGAGTATCTTGGTGGTAATTCCTCTTTGGTTAATATTAATCCTATTGCACAAACTTCTGGTACTGGTGCTACGGGTACTACTTCGCCTCTTGGTAATCTTGCTGCTATGAGTACCGCGTTTGATCGTGACTGGGAAAC